CGAACGCGGGGATCCAGCTGCAGGGTGTCGAATGGATTCCCGCCTGCGCGGGAATGACTATCCATGAGCTAGCTTCCCGCCAAAATCTGCCGGATCAACACCCGCAACACCGGTGTCGCCGCCGCAAGCCCGCCCTCGGCCACCGCCTCGCCCAGCCGTTCGCGCGTCAGCGCCTCGGGCCGATCCGCAACACAATGCCAGAACAGCGCCACCATCTCGCCCAGCCGCAACCCGCCCGAAGCCGCGCGCTCCACCAGCGCGAACAGCGGCCCCAGCTCCTCTTCAGCGGCAACCAGCGCCGCAAAGCTCGGCCGCAACACCAGATCGGCCCCCGCCACCCGCAACCCCGCCTCTCCCCGCGCGAGATTGGCAATTCCTCTCCGGAACGGGGAAGGATCTACGATTGTCCTCATAGCGACGTGACCGGCCCGCTGCTTTCCAACGCCAGTGTAAAATTCCGTTCGCCGTTGAAATCACCGGCATAGTCGAGCCGCGTCAGCAGGAACTTGCCCTGCATCCGCTCCCCGCTTTCGAAGGTCAGCTGGTAATCGTCGACGATCCCGCCGAGTGCATTGTTCTTCAATCGCACTTCCGCCGCCGACCCGGTGAACACGCCCGCCCCAGAAACCGAGACCGACCGCACCCCCGCGCCCGGCAACAGTTCGCGCCAGCCGCCGGACGACTTGTTGGTGATCACCACTGCCTCGCCATTGATCGAAAGCTGCGTCGTCCGCAGCCCCGCGACGGTCGAATAGACCGGCGTCCCCCCGCCGTCGCCGATCTTCAAAAGAAACGCACTGCCCTTCTCGGCCGCCATGATTATCTCCTATTGAGTAAACGAAATCCCATCGCTTCTTTGCCCTCTCCCGCGCGCGGGAGAGGGTTGGGTGAGGGTCTTCTTTTGATCGACCACGCGTTTTTCACTGTCATCCCCGCGCAAGCGGGGATCCAGTTACCAGAGTGGCGACGGGTGAAAGCATTCAGGGCCAGCACCGGAGCGCAGGACGCCATTTGCAGGCCGTTATGGGCGCAATAGCGACCGTCCCTAATCGGCCAGCGTTCGCGCGCGATATTGCACCAGTCCCCCCCACGGCCCCGCTACATCGCGCGCCACGGCGGAGCGCAGGAAGGCCAGGCTCACCAGCCAGTGACCGCCGAGATTGCGGTTCATCGCCTCGATCGCGGTTTCGGCCTCGCCCATCAGGGTCAGCAGCCGCGTCGCGTCATTGCCCTCGTCCCAGATCGTGATGCCGATGCGGTGCTCGCGCCCGCTCGCGGTGACGTGGCTCCAGTCGCGCGCCGTGCCGTCGCCGATCACGGCATAGGGCCAGGCCGCGCGCGGCGGCGCGCCGTCGTAGATGCCGGTCACGACCTCCGCGAACGGAGCATGGTCGCGCAATGCGGCAACCAATGCGGCCTGCACCGCCATCGCGGCGCCGCTCATCGCAAAAGGTCCGTCACCCCGTCGCGCAGCATCGCAAAGCCGGGATCGCGGATCAGCCGGATGGCTGCCGCGCTTGTTGTTATTATCACACCCTCTTCCTCACACTCAACCATGACGTCGGCGGGCAAACGCGCTTGCAACGTAGTGGCGATCGCCGCCTTTGTTGCAGTGGTCCGCTCCGCCGCGATGGCGCCGACCCGCCCCGAAAGCGTTTCCATCATCTTTGTTCCTCCATATGCAGCGTGATGCGATCAGGCGTGCGGGGATCGACATGGATCGCGCGCACCCGCAGCATTCTTCCGTGCCAGACCATCCGGTCATCGATTGCGATTGCTGCGCCGGGCGCGCGCAGCGTAACCCGCCAGCACGGCATTGCCGCCAGGGCATCGCCCGAAACCTGTGCAGCATGCGCGGTGGGAACGATCTCGGCCCACGCGGTCCCGATCTCGACCCATTCGCCCGCTGCACCCGCCACGGCATCACGCGCGGGATTGCGCCGCTGGATCGTAACCCGCTCGCGCAATCGCCCGGCCAGTTCGCCCGTGCTCATGCCAGCTGCATCCGGCGCCAGGGCCGCAGCAACGCCGCGACGGCCATCGGCGGTGCACCCTCCTCCGCCGCGTCGCGATGCGCATGGAGATGTGCCGCCAGCCGCACGATCCCCTGCCGGATCGCGGGCGGCAGGCTCGCCCAGTCCATCGCCATCCCGGCCTCGTATGAAATGCGCACGCGCGCCGCGCCGGGCTGCAGCACGCGAACCCAGCCGTCGCCATCCGCATCGATGTCGATCGCATAGCCGTCCACCGGCAGCGCGGACGCCACGCCTTCGACACTGACGGCTTCGACAGCCGTAATGCCGCGCACCGGCAAGCGCGCCAGCCGCCGCCATTCGCTGCTCGCGGACATGGTCTCTGCAAAGCCCCGCGCAATCAGCGCCTGCCCGACAAACCCTTCCGCGACATCCCCCGCCGCCGCGATCAGCCCCTGCAAGACCGCATCCTCCAGATCGCCGTCGATCCGCAGATACGCCTTCACCTCGCCCAGCCCGCCCGCCAGCGCAGCCGCCATCCCCGGATCATCGATCACTGCGCATCTCCTGATTTTACGATTGAAAACGAGCGCGACGTGAGCACGCCGTAAAGCCCTCTCCCGTCCTTTGCGGGAGAGGGTTGGGTGAGGGTCTTCTTCTTTTTCAGCTGGTTTGGAGAAAGAAGACCCTCATCCAAACCTCACCACGGCACCACCAGCCCCGCCGCAATCCCGGCCGCGCCCACGCTGTTCGGATGCGTTCCGTCATCGGTCCACTGCGGCATATGCGCGGCCCAATAGCCGCTGTCAGCCCCGCTCGCGTACAGATTGCCCGCTTCTATAAACCCGGCCGCCCCGGTCCGCCCGCCACGGATGCCCGCGTTCAGCGCCGCGAAGTTCGGCCATTCGCCGTCGCTGCGCACCACCTGGTCCCCCGGCGTCGTGCTCCAGTTGTTCGTGGCCGACGTCGTGCGCGGCCCCACCGTCGCGGGCCAGATCCGCTTGCCGCCCAGCAGCCCGTGCAGCGTCTGGTGATCCGCCTCCACCTGCGCCACCGTCCGCCCGGCCTTCAGGTCGTTGATCGCATGTTCGGTGATCACATCGCTGAATCCGCCGCGCGCATTCATCGCCGTGACCAGCGCGGACAGTTTCGACGTCACCGCCATCTGCGCCTGGATCGTCCCGCCCGGACAGGCAAGCGACACCCAGGGATAGAGCGGATCGATCGCTCGCTGGAAATAGCCCGCCCCGCCCTTCGCGCCCACGCTCGCCGCGTCCAGCGCGCCGTGCATCACGCTGTCGCCGTTCAGCAGGAAGGATCGCGCCGTCTGGCTCGTCGTCACCGTTCCCATGATCGCGACCGGGCCATAGACATTGCCGCTCGTGCTCGGATTGATCGTGCCGCTGTTGCCGAGGTCGCCCGCCGCCGCGCCGTCGGTCAGCCCCACGACATTGGCGATGCCCGCCGTCTGCCACGCGACCATCGATCCGCCGCTCGCAATCGCGGTCACCACCGTCCGGATCCAGAAGCGCGCGCCCGCCGGGATGGTGATCGCCACCGTATCGCCCGCCGCGAGAAACCCTGCCGACACCACCTTGCTGGCGGCGCCGGCGAACAGGATCGGGGTAAACGTCCCCGCCGGATATTCGACGAACGCCTTCATCGTGAGGTTCGCCGGCCCGTTGGTCTCCTGGAAGGTCGACTGGCTGTAATACCAGTTGGCCCAGATCGCCTGCAGCGCGCTGATATCGCCTTGCGGCGAAGCCCAATGCTCGCTGCGGTAGGTGATTGGCGGCGTTACCGAAATCGTGCGCAGCGGGATATAGCCGCGATTGGCGACGAGGCCGGCCACCGGCACGGCGGGCGGCGGACCCCCGCCCCCCGCCCCGCTGCGATGCCCCGCGCCCAGATTTGCGCCCAGGCCGAAACCGCTCATCAATAGAGCGCCAGCATGTCGGCCGCCGTCGTCCCGGTCGCGCGCACATATTGCGCCCGAAACGGCAGCACCGCGCCCGCCGGCACATTCTTCCACAGCGCGTCGGTTGTCCCGTTCACGCCGCGCATGGTGATATTCCCCGCAGTGCCGACATACAGCGCCTTGGGAATATCGGTCAGCGGATTGCTGTCGTGCGGCGTCACCGCCAGCGCACGCGTCGATGGCGCCGAGGGACTATCCCCCAGCGTCGCGAAAGTGTCGGTCATGATTTTGTCTCCCTAAAAATCCTCTCCATGCGCAGCATGGGGAGGGGGACCATCTGAAAGATGGTGGAGGGGCAAACCCGCCTCCGGAATGCCCCTCCACCACTCGCTCCGCGAGCGGTCCCCCTCCCCGTGCTTTGCGCAGGGAGGATTGTTGCCAAACCAGAGACGGATCACGACACGGAAAACTTCATCAGCTTGATCGCCTCGCTATTCACCACGCCCCCGCCGATCCGCTTCACCGCGTAGAAGTTCACGAACGGCTTGTTGGTGAACGGATCGCGCAGGATTTGCGTCTCGCTGCGTTCCGCGATCAGGTAGCCCGCCCGGAAATTGCCGAACGCGATCGACAGCGAATTGGCGGCGATGTCCGGCATGTCCTCCGCCTCAACGACGGGATAGCCGAGCAGCGTGTCCGCCCGCCCCTCGGCCAGCGCCGGCTGCCACAGGAACGCGCCATCCGCCGTCTTGAACTTGCGAATAGCGGATAAGGTCGCCGAATTCATCACGAACGCTGCGCCCTGGCGGTAGGGCGATCGCAGCGCCTGGACGAGGTCGATCAACTTGTCCTGCGGGTTCGATGCCGCGAACGCGCCCGCCGCGCCCGCCGCAACATATTGCAGCGATCCCCAGGCGCGCACGCTGTCCGCCTCGTTGGTCGTCGTATAGGTCAGGAAGCCCTTCGGCCTGCTCGTCCCATTGCCGTTGACGAAGGCAGACCCTTCGGCCCGCGCGAACTCGGTCGAAATCTCGCCCGCCAGCCATGCCTCCACGTCGAACTGCGCATCGTCCAGCATCGCCTGGCTGGCCGAGGGATTGGCGTAGAGATCGCCCGACGGCGGCACGAACTCGCGGAAGGTGGGCGTCGCCGTCTCCGGCCGCGCCGCCGTCTCCGCCACCCAGCCGGACGGCGCGCCCCCGGTCGTGATGAGCTTGCGATACCCCGCCGACCCGACCTTCACCACATTCGCCACCCGCCGGATCGGCGAAATCGCGACCAGCGCCGCATCGATCACAGCGTCGATCTCGCGCGGCACCGCATAGCCGCCCGCCGCGTCAGTAGCGCCCGACACGCTCTTCAGCTCGATCCCGCTCTCCACACCCTTGCGCAGATAGCCGTCGACGAACGAGCTGGACTTCACCCCCGCCCCGCTCAACGCCGGCCGCCCGGCCGCCACGACGGACGCATCCACCCGCGCCCTGAGCGCCGCCATCTCTTCGCGCAACACGCCAACCGCATCCGCCCGCTCAACCGCCTCAAAAGACGCCTCAAGCGCATCCGCCTTCACTTCGTACATGCTTGTTCTCCTGCTTAGAAATCTCGAATGAAATAGCCCGTTCGTCCCGAGCGAAGTCGAGGGGAGCGAAGTCGAGGGACGCAGCAGAATGCGCGCACCTGTTCAGCCACCTCTGTCATTCCCGCGAAAGCGGGAATGACAAACAGGTATAACCGTCACACCGCGCACTCCGTCACCCTGAATTCATTTCAGGGTCCATAATCGATGCCCCGGCCGCTCCATCTACAGGTGTGAGCATATGGACGCCGAAACACGTTCAACATCACAAATTTCGCGAATTCCTGCGGTCTAATCCCGGATCAAAGTACCACTTCAATCCGCCTCCACCATATGCACCCGCGCTGCCGGCTGCATCGGAAACGTCACGA